CTTCCTACCTTGGTGCGGTTCTTTTGTTAACTGGTGTGCTAATGAAGTGGGCTTGAAGATTCCTAACTGTGTATCTACAGTGGCGGGAGCAACAGCCTTTATGAAGAAGAAGCAATGGGAGAAGGCAGAGGAAGCAATCCCTCTACCAGGCGACATTGTGTTCTTTGATTTTCCGAACGATGGCGTTGACCGTATCTCTCACGTAGGGATTGTAGTCAAGGACAACGGAGACGGAACAGTCACCTGTATCGAAGGCAACACTGCCCCAGACAAGAAGGGTGACCAGCGCAACGGAGGGCAAGTCTGCCTCAAGGTGCGTGCCTACAAGAAGAAGAATGGCTCCAAACTACGCAGGTCACAGGCTGTGACAGTCGTTGGATTTGGTAAGCCAGTCTTTAAGTCATAAGGAGAAACAATGGATACAAAGAAACTCGTTGCTATCGCAACCACCTACGCACGTGCAGCAGTCCCATCAGTGGTGGCTCTATACGCAGCAGGGGTAACAGACCCAAAGACCCTGGCATACGCTTTCCTTTCAGCGTTTATTGCCCCACTTTGGAAGGCACTAGACCCTAAGGCTAAGGAATTTGGCCTAGGCAGCAAGAAGTAAACACCCTCAAATAGGCCCTTAAACGGCCCGTAGAGACGAGAAGACCCCCAACCGTAGGTATCAGCCTATGGAAGGGGGTCCTTTTGTCGTTTCTGGTCAAAGCAGGAACCCAGAACCGAACTCTATCCCCTCGGCGTGTCGTCAATAATTCAGGTCTTCGTCTGTGTATAATTATTATATATTATAAATTATAATATATATAGGCGCGAAGCGCCTTATATAATATATATAATTATAATATAATAGATTTAGATAGTACCCTTGTTTTAAGTACCCTCCTGTCCTTGACAGGGGTACTATCTAACAACCTACTAGACGGGAGCATCAAATGTGGAACCCATTTAAGAAAGAACCTGAATCATTAGAAATTTTAATCTCTATGCTATTGGCAGAGATTGACGAAATCTCAGTCCTCATTGAGGAACTTCGCAAAGACTTAGAAGACCTAACTGATTTTGTAGAAGATAACCTTGATTAAGTTAGATTCATATGAGTTACCTGCTCACATCAGTTACTCAGCATTCACAACCTACCTGACTTGTGGATACCAGTACTACCTAGGCCGACTGCTACAGGTTCCTGAGGAGCCAAGCATCTGGTCAGCAGGTGGACGTGCATTCCACTACGCAGCAGAATTGTACGACTATGACAATGAATGAGTTATGGCTTAAGGCGTGGAATAAAGAAACCGAAGGACTTAACTTAGAGACTGCTCGCAGAGCAGGACGTGCGACCAAGGATAATCCGAACAAAGAAGACGGTGCTTGGTGGTACACTAATGGTTCCAAGTGGGTAGACAACTACATACTTTGGCGCAAGAACAATCCTAACTGGAAAATCTGGACAACACCTCAGGGTGTACGGGCTATCGAACTGGAGTTGAATCCAGTAATTGCAGGAGTCCCTGTCAAGATGTTCATTGACAGAATCTTTGAGGTAGACGGTAAGTTAGTTATCGTTGACTTGAAGACATCAGCAAGACGACCAACCTCTGACCTTCAACTAGGCTTCTACAAAGTGGGAGTTGAGATGATGCTAGGAGTTGAAGTCAATCTCGGAAACTACTGGATGTCTCGTGAATCGGGGACAGGAGAGATGATTGACCTAAGTAGATATACACAGGACACACTTGAATACTTTGTTGATGGCTTTGACAAGGCACGCAAGGCTGGTATATTTCTACCGAACCTACAATCGTGCAGTTACTGCGGACTAAAGCAGCACTGCCAATTCACAAAGGAATAATAAATGGCAACAGAAGACTGGAAGTTACAAGTATCCATTCGCACAAGTGACAGTCGTGAAGCGGATATGATTAACGTTCGTGCTAACACAGCAGATGAACTAAGTGTTTTACTTGAGGGTATTAGCGATTACTCACATCAAGTTGCTGCTACCGCTAAGTTAATCAGAGCAGCATACGTGGTATCCCCTTTGGGGACCACCACTTCAACTCCCGCCACCGCGCCAGAGAGTACCTTCGCACCCTTCCAGGGTCAGGCTCCGTCCGCTACGGGACCAACGTGTACACACGGGGCACGGAAGTTCCTATCGGGAGTATCGAAAAAGAACGGCAAGCCATACGCGATGTGGGTTTGCCCTCAACCACAGGGAGCAGACCAGTGCTCACCAGTCAACGGCTAGACCTTGACATCTAAATAAGAATTGATAGAGGGGTAGTCAGACGGGGAAGGTGATTGCCCCTCTATCAACTTAAGACAGGAGAAATAAATGAGAACTTTAGTAAGAAGCGTAGGCAGAGCAGACATTGGTGGAGAACCGTTGCCCTCTGTATTCAAAGCATTTGATAGCAACAAAATCATAATTCGTAGAGCAGAAGTTACTATGCTCGCTGGTACCCCAGGTGTCGGAAAGTCCACTCTAGCACTGGCTTTAGCACTTAAGACACGAGTACCTTGTCTGTACATTTCTGCAGATACAAACGCACATACGATGGCTATGCGTCTTGCGTCAATGATTAGTGGTAAGAATCAGACTGACGTTGAGTACTTGATGAATAAAGATACTGGCTGGACTAAGGCTGTGCTACAGAGAAGCAGTCATATTGTCTGGTCATTTGAATCCTCACCAAGCCTTCAAGATATTGATGAAGAGGTGCAAGCATTTGAGGAACTGTGGGGTTGTCCACCTACAGCAATCTACGTAGATAACTTGATGGACATTGCAACAGATGGCGGAGAAGAGTTTGCCTCTATGCGTGCCATTATGAAGGAGTTGAAGTATCTTGCTCGTGCGACTAACGCTGCTATTATTGTTTTACATCATACTTCTGAGGCTGTACCTGGTAACCCTTGCCAACCTCGTTCTGCCCTCCAAGGTAAGGTGGCACAACTTCCTGCACTTATCTGCACTCTGGGTGTTGTCGGTTCTTCTATGGCTGTGGCCCCTGTAAAGAATAGATATGGGCGTGCCGATGCCAACGCTAACCTGACTTGTTGGCTATCATTTAACCCTGAGTATATGTACATTGAAGATATACCAGAGAATGGATAAGAGATGCTAAGAGAAGAAGAAGATGACCTCACGCAAGAGATGCGTCAACTCGTAATGCAAAAAGTTAATGAAGAGTTATTAACTTTCATTAGTAAGATTGAAGAAGCCAAGCCACCTGTCACAGATGAATGGACAGAGGGCGTTGGTGTTGGTATGAACTGGGCTATCCGTATTCTAAAGAAGGATAAGAGCGCATACTAAGTGGCATCACAATCGCGCAAGCATAGAGGCTACCGTAGTCAGAAAGTGTTGGCTGAGTTTTTAGCAGTCAATGGTTTTCCATATGCGGAGTCTACTGGTGCTGGGCGTAGCGGTTCAGACATTACTGGCACTATAGGTATTGACTGGGAAGTAAAGGCTCGCACAGGATTTAATCCCGCTGCTGCTATCGCGCAATTGAAGGATAGAAGTAACAACAAAGACCTTGGTGTTGTAGTCTTAAGACTTAATGGACAGGGTGAGAAAAGTGTAGGCGATTGGGTTTGTCTACTGAGACTGGAGGACGCTGTGAATTTATTAAGAGAGGCTGGGTATGGTGATGGAAAATGACCTACCCAGTATTAGAACAATCCTTGAACACTATGGAGCAAGAATTAGAAGCACTCACGGACAGGTCAACTTACGTTGTCCATTCCACTCTGACACACACCAGTCGGCAAGTGCGAACCTCGACAAGAACATCTTCATTTGTTTCGCTTGTGGAGTACAAGGTAACAGTATCCAAATCGTATGCAACCAGGAGGGATTGAGATTCAATGAAGCAAAGCATTTCGCAGAAGGAATTACTGGAGAGAGCAGCCAACAAGTACGCGGGAAACATCTCTCTGGCTCAAGACTACCTCGCAAGTCGGGGAATACCTCTGGAAGTAGCACGTCTGGCGCAATTCGGCGTAGTCGTGGAGCCTGAATCAGGACACGAAGCAATGGTCAATAGGTTATCTATCCCTTATGTGACAAAGACTGGCATTGTTGATTTAAGATTTCGTGCATTAAACCCTGCGGTTGAGCCTAAATATATGGGTCTGACTGGGGCGGAGACCAAGATGTATAACGTACTAGATGTGGAGCGTGCAGGTGATTACATTGGAGTATGCGAAGGAGAGATTGACACACTTACTCTTTCTTCTGTCATTGGAATTCCCTGCGTTGGAGTCCCTGGTGCAAACAGTTGGAAGAAGCACTACACACGATTGCTGGCAGACTTTGAGCGGGTCTTTGTATTCGCTGACGGAGACCAACCTGGAACAGAATTTGCCCGTAGTCTTGCCCGCGAACTGCCAGTTACTATCATTCAACTCCCAGACGGACTCGATGTTAATTCTATGTACGTGCAAGAAGGTGCTAACTACTTCCATCAGAAGGTGGATATAAATGAACTTTGAGGATGAGCCCCCTCACAATTATTGCAATGAATGTGATGTGCAATTTGAGGATTCATTTCAACTCATTGACCACGTACTAGAAGACGATGATGAGTTTGACCCTTACTTGGTGCTACCTAATGGGGTCAAGTTATTGCTCGGTTCATTACTAAGATATGTATTTGCACACGCTGAAGAACCAGATAAGATAAAAGTTATAACCCAATCAACCTACGTAACCTTGTTCGCTGCTGAGAATGGCTATGACCCATTGGAAGATTTGATTGAGGATATGGTGATTAAGTTAGAGTTACAGAACTTTGACGAGAACTTTAAAAAATTTATGGAAGAGGAAAATACTGATGGAGAAGGCGGAGCGTGAAGAGATATGGCAGATTATAACCCATCTGGTAGACCAAGGGCTGAACGTGAAGAGTTATACAATAGAAGGCCAGACCTTAAACGTTTTGTTGGCGATTCCGATTTTGAGCAAGCGGTCTGGGACACAATGAAAGAACTCGGTGACCTGCTGCTGAGCAAGCACCGCGACTACGGCCCAAAGAATATCTCTGACTCACCTGGTGGCCCGCTTAACGGGCTGCGTGTACGTATGCACGACAAGACTGCACGGATTAACAACCTGATTGATAATGGTGGGACAGCGCAGCACGAACCCCTAGAAGATTCATTCAAGGACCTAGCGAACTATGGTATAATTGCCCTATTGGTACTGCGAGGAAAGTGGGATAGATGAAAGAGCAGGAACTTTTTGACTGGCTTAAGACAGAAAAGTTCCCCGACCTTGTTCACTCCCCAGAAATCTTTGATGGCTTTGACTGTACTTCGGCAGAGCACAAGATGTTTATTGAACTTAAGTCAAGGAAGACGCACTACCCTGAACTTTTGATTGAGAAGATGAAGTATGACTTTCTCCTGCAAGAAGCAGAGAAGTTAGGCTATGAACCTTGGTATGTTAATTACACACCAGAAGGTATCTGGGCTTTCGGTCTTAAGAAACAACCAGAGATTACTTGGGCTGAGAAGTGGCTTCCATCTACAACTGAGTTTGTTAATAAGAATAATAAGATGAAGGTCGTTGGCTTCCTCCATATAAATAACGGAGTGAAAATAAAATGATTGAGTGGGAGCGCATTGAACCTTGGCAGTATGTGGTTGATACTGTTGCAAAAGAATACAAGAAGCGTTTTCATATGGTTGAGATTGAAGACATCCGCCAGACTTTGTATGAGTGGTTTGCTGAGCACCCTAATAAACTTACCGCTTGGGAAGAGATGGGTAATCGAAGTGCGAAGAACCTTATCTATCGCAGTCTTCGTAACCAAGCACTCGACTATTGCCAAGAATGGAAGGCCAACTCTTCTGGCTACGAGACAAGTGATTTGTTCTACTATGAATCTGATTTAGTTGAAGCCTTGCTTCCTTCTGTCTTAAGAGGTGAGAAGAATATTACTCACAAGTTAGACCTCGGCAGAATTAGTGGTGGCTCTGCGCCCTCTGAAGGTGGCAACCTACAAGCGATGATGATTGAAGTTGAGTCTGCCTATCACAAGTTAGCCAAGGAAGATAAGCAAGTACTGTTCCTTCGCTACGCTGAGTCAATGGACTATGAAGCAATCGGTAAAGAGTTAGACCTTGGTAGTGAAGACGCTGTTCGTATGCGTAACAATAGAATCTTGCGTCGCTTGATTCAAAAGATTGGTGGCTTTAAACCATTCTATGATAGGGATGATGTGCCAGTCGCCTCTGAAGAATCTTCTTTAGAGTCATAGTTAATCTCTGCTGGGTCTACCCATAAATCTTCTGGGTAATCCTTATCTAACTCTGCGTGATGTAACTCGATAACTTCTTTCCAACTTTGTACTGTATTCATTCTATCCTCCTGTTGAGTAGAAACCGCTACCATTAAATTTAACTGCTGGTGCTGACCATACACGACTCATTGTAGTTTGGCAACAGATTGGTTCGGTGCTGTCACCATACGCCCTCTGTACTTCTTGAGTCCCGCCACATTGGTTGCACTTGTATTCATATGTTGGCATTATATCTCTCCGTCTATCGGTGTTGGTGCTGTACTAATTGAACCACAGTCTTTGCACTTCTGTCTTAAGTCATACCAACCAATTGTTCTATCCTCTTGGTCCCACATCACAGTAATCTCAAACATCAAGCACCCGCAGATACAGGCCATAGTTGGTTCACCACTTAAGTCGAACATTTAATACCAGTTCTTTCGCTGAGAATGTTTCCACGCTTTGCAAGGTGTTCCGTAGCGGTGCTCGATATAGCGGTAGGCCCTGAGTATCTGTATTGCTGGGTCTTTGCTTTTCTCGTTGAGCATTTGCGCTATGCCGAACGCACTACTTCCTTGCATATTCTTGGCTAAATGGTCGAACCTGCTTTCCTTGGTGAAGAGCAAGGTAATACATTTGCGCTGGGTCTTATCCCAATCCCAGCCCACTTGGGCAAATCGCATAGCCAAGGCTTTGTTCTGCTGCTTATCTTCCCACGTTGCTTTAGTCTTAAGACGTGGCTTTATCTGCACATCTACCGTAACTGTGTGGGTTATTGGTGCAAGGGAAGCAAGCAGAACAAGTCCGATGACCACGATTACTCGTTTTTTCATACACTAATTCTAGCAATTATCTTTCTAACGTCACGTCTATGACGCTGCTCGTGTCGCACAGAATTGTGTGTGTGCTTGAGGCCAGCCAGCAACGCACGCTCACCAGTCAGTAGCCCGCCCCAGATTGAGCCCACTCCGCCCACACTTATAATGTTTTCCTGTTCTAAACCTTGCTGTAAACATTGGGCTTTGACTGGGCAGTCGTGGCATATCTCAATCGCTTCTACACTTCTTAAGACATAAAGTCTTTGCTCATCTACCAGCGTTGAGTTTTCGTAGTGCCATAAGTCTGGGTCTGGGTGTCCGTTGCAGAGCCCCTCTGCGTGCCACGTGCGGTTCATTTGACCTCGCTTAAGTGTACGACTGGCAGTACTGAGACAGCCTTGCCGTAGTCAATGTCTTCAAACTGAATGACCGAATAACTTTGCCGTTCATACAGCCATTCATCTTGCTCTTCTGCCTTAAGACTGTCCCAATTCTTTGGAAGGTCTTGGTCTTCAATGAACACGTTGATTACACGTGTGCCTGAGATTTCATAACTGACTCTAAACTGTTTCATAATTATCTCCTTAGTCCCATTTGTAAACTACTTCGTTCCAACACCCGCACGTCGTACAAGTAAACCAGTACGTTCCATTACGGTCTTCCCATTCTTCGTTCTCTGCTTCGCATACTACGTCGCCCTCTGGCATTGCCTCACATAGAACTACATACTTAGCCATTGCTTTCTCCCGTCTTAAGTCGTTAGTCTTATCCGTAAATTACTTTGCCGAACATTGCAACCTGTAGCACAGCGTCAGCGCATATCGAATCATACTTATCGAAATTAAACAAGTCCATATAGACCTGTTGATTAGCAATCGGTAGAGCCTTGGCTAAATCTTCAATGCCAAGAATCTTTGTGACCATACTTCCGTCTTCGTCTTCGCCCGTGACTTCAATTTGTCCAACGGTTTCCCAGTCTGCGTCGCCTAGATACTCCGCCTCTGTAAAGTGGTCACCGAAAGAGAACGGGCTTGACCCGAATACGGTACTCCATAATTCTTTTTCATCTACTTCGAACTCAATCTTAATCATTTGTTTTCTCCTGTCTTAAGACATTCTTGTATTGTTCCCCAGCAGTAGCCTTCGCCCTGCACATACCAAATATGGTTGATGACTTGGTACCCTGCCCATAGTAGTAGCAAGGTAAGTGTGATGAGCGAGAAGAACATAAAGGCCTCGCCCCTTGGTGTTAATTTCATAATAAAAGTCCCATCATTTTGTTAGTTTTAATTGCTCGGTCTGTATCACAATCGTCGCATAACCAACTATCTTTGTCAAGATTATTCCACCATTGTGGAGATTTTATTTCCCAACCGCAGTCTTTACATATGGATTTCATTTTCGTAAACCTCCTTTTGTGCGGGTAAACATTCGACGCACCAAGCGAAATAGTGCCAGCGAACGTTGCCTTCTTTGTCAGCCCAGACAATATCGTCTTCTTCGTAATCGGTCAAGCATTTATAACACGTGTACATTCGTGGCATTGCTTGCCCATTTGTAAACGAGGCAAGAAAGGCTGCGCTATTTATGAGCGATGACCAATCCACGTGCTCGGAACTATTTTCCATTTGTTTCTCCTGTCTTAAGCCGTAAGTTGATTCTGTAGGTCCAGTATATTTGAAATAGTTTCGGCTACTTCTTGCTCTCTTCCCACGAAATTGCCGTCACCTGCGTAGCCAAATTCCCAAGTCTTTGTTTCTGTGTCGTAAATTGTGCCGTTTGGGAACGCGCTTTCCTCGCTTTCATAATCTACACTCCAGCGATTTGTTTCTTCGTCGAACATAATCACGAACTGATATTGTTTAGCCATTTAGTTTTTCTCCTGTCTTAAGTGGTAATTGTGTGGTAACTTTTGCGCCAAGGTATACGTTTGTTGGGTCTGACTTCAGTAATTGCTCGGCTGTCTCTCTGTCGTAAAGGCCTCTAAACTTACGGCCCCAAGGGTCTACCCCTCCGATGATGTATAGCATTTATATTCTCCTGTCTTAAGTGGTTAGTCTAGGTTTGTGTCGTAACTTACGCCACAGTTTGGGCAATCGTGCTCGGCTAACTTCTGCGCCCCGTAAGGTTGAATTGTTACCGTCGCCATTGCGTCACAGTCATCGCATTGAATCTGCATTTACTTGCTCCAGCCTGTTAATAGTTGCTCGGTTATGCAACTTGAACACGCCTGAATTACTTGCCCTGCTTTATCAACGGTGAAAGTGTTGCGCTTTTTGTTACACTCTGTGCATTTCTGTTTCATTCTGTTGCCTCCTGTCGGCGGGCTACCTTGCTCCGCTTCGACGTGCCCCGCTAGTGTCTCGCACACTTCGCCCCCTGTCAAGGGTGCGGGGCTGTCTATCTCTAGACTTTTTTCTATGCCTTAAGACTTAACTTCTTAAGTAGCGCGTCAATCTTTGCCTGTCTCCCGTCTCCCCATTTCCCTACGGTGTCGTTTCGTAGTGCCGACTTAATGAGCAAGAGTTCTTGTTCTGTAAGTTCCATTACTTGCCCGCCTCTACAGATTCGCCCCACTTTTTAAGTCTCTTGTACTCGCTTGGCTTTACGTGAATGGTTGGGGTCTCGCCGTCATCGTAGCCCTTAATCGCTGCGCTGCCCTCGTAGCCCTCCTCAATCCAGCCCAAGACCTGCCCCGCTGCCGTCGTTCTTAGCCAACCCCTGCGAGGGTTGCCGTTCGTGTCGTTTACTGTTGCGATTCTTACTAACATTTCTTTTCTCCTGTCTTAAGTCGGGAAGACTTTCTCCCCTAACTTGTGCCTTGCTAGGTCGTGAACCTGTGCCGACTATATCGGGGCAAGGCGGGGCTGTCTAGCCCTTGAAGTTAATGTCTACGATTTCAACCTTGGCGACGTGCTCAATGTCTAAGGTCCCTTGAATGACCGCGTTTACCTTGTCCCAGCCGTAGGCCTCATAAGCGGGGAAAGACTCTCGGCCTTGCTTGTCTGTAACTTTGAGCGCGATTCCTGTAGGTGTTGCCATTTCTTTTTTCTCCTGTCTTAAGTCATAAGGTGAGAACTTCCCGCCTTACCGCGCCCCCGCTAGGTCTTGAACCTGCGCCCGCTTAAGGTGCGGGGGCTGTGTTGCTATCCTCTGACTTTCTCCCCGCTTGGCAGGTGGATGGTGTAAGGGGTGTCCACGTCTAGGGTCTTTATCTCTGCAATGTAAGCGCGGTGAAATTCTGCAAACCGCATAAACTGTGAGAAACTTTCGAATTCCACAATTTTATTATATCCGTCGCCCTCGCGCTCGTCACGCTTTACGATGTAGAACTTAAGCATTTTTTTCTCCTGTCTTAAGACTTGGCCTAGTTGCCTCGTCTAGTGCCCCCGTCAGGTCTTGCACCTGTCGCCCTCTGTGAGGGGCGGGGGCTGCCCGCTATTCTTGAATCTCGAACTCTTGCTCGCAATTCTGGCACTTAGGGGCGCACAATTCGAACACCTTACGACTTAAGCGGATTTTTGCGTCACAGGCGCAGATTGCCACGAGGTTATTCTTATCGCGCCCTTTCTTGCCTGCTGCCTGCTCGGTGTCGGCTGTGAGGGCTAGGGCTGCCTCAATGAGTGCCAAGGCCTCGCCCCATCGCTCCGCGCATTCGTCGCTAACCTCGGTATTTGACCAGCCTATGCGCTTGGCCTGTGTGATTGTGAGGCCTAGGGCCTCGGCTGTCGCCTTGAATTTCTTGTTGTGATACCCGTCACCCGTTACACCTTGGATTCCATTCTGTAGGTCTAGGCTGTGCGCTGTCTCGTGTAGCAATGTGCCAAGGATTGCGCGGGCACCGCGTGAGAAATATTCCGCCGAGACCATAATCTCGTGAAATGAATCCTCACCAGAAACCCAAGGGCGGGCGTGAGTGAAGTGCCCCATCGTGTTACCTGTCTTGCGTGTCACTAGAATAGTGGCGCGGGGTGCGCCTGTCTTCTCTTGGATTAAGGCGTGTGCAGATTCTAGGGCCTCGGTGATTATTGAAAGATTCTCGGTCTTTTTTGTTGTTGTTTGCATTTCTTTCTTCTCCTGTCTTGTGGGGATTTCTCCCTTGTGTCTTAAGGGTAATGCCTCACGCCTTAAGGTGTCAAGCCTATTTGCAAAAAATCTTTTAAATGACTGGTCAAAGATTTTGGGGCAATCTGTCGAACAGGTGTTCGAACAGGTGCCCTCTGTCTTCCCCGTAATAGTTGAAGATTCAACTAGATTTCTGACCGACATCACCCCCCCAATATCTGCAGGGCAGACAGTCACCCCAACCCTAAAAGGGTTTGCGGTCTCAATCCTTGCCAAGATATTCACATTCTTAAAAGAATTCCAGACTTTAAGTCTAGTTAAGTCTTAAGAAGTAAGGCCAAGAAATAACAGTAACCCTAAGGTAGACCTTGAGAGTCTGCAGGCCACGAAAACCTGCGAAGGTTTGAGGGGGCGTTGATTAAATCTGTCGCTATTATATTATATATGGTCCCATTCTAAATATCTGTTATATTGTTACCCCCCTTCTGAACTGGGGTTTTATCCCCAGAGGGCAACTTTTTACCACTTAAGTAATAAATCTTGCGAACCTTACGTTCGCTTTTACGATTT